GCGTCTACGTCCACACTGAACTTGGCGTCGACGGCCTTGCGGATCTCTTGCGCGATGAACGCTCCCATGTCCTGGCTGCTCTGAGCCAAGAGCTGCTCCGTCACCTGCACGTGAGCTGAGTAGCGCTTAGGCTGCAACTTGCGAGGCGCAAAACCTGGGTTGCCTGGCGCAGTGTCGTACACAGAACCTTCAGCAGGTGTGTTGATCGTGGGATTACTAGTCTGCACCTGGAAAACGATGTCGCCAGAGCTGTTAGTGAGGTTACGGACACCCAACTGCGAAGCCAAGTCGGCTGGTTGGAATGATCCAACTAGGCCGGAATCAATGATGCCAATCGTGCCACCGAAGGCGGTGGAATCAGTGCCATTGGTGATGGTACCGATAGCAGCACGAGATGTGAGCATGCTAGAAGGCACGTTGATGCCGCCTGAGATGTTCACCTTGGAACCCGTGAACTCTGCGCGAGCCTCCTGGTTCATTTCTGCTTCGAGGCCAGTCAAGCGACCTTGTGCCGCTTCACGGATAGCCTTTCCGAAGTCATAACGCTTTTGCAGCTTTTCAGCTACGTCGCCCAGACCCTGGATGTAGGCCGGAGCGTTCTTTTCTTTGTTCTCCATTTCTTTGGAATTGTTGTTATTAGATCGAGCCTCCGGCTCAGGGTTTTCTTCTAGTCCATAGGGATGTGGAAGGATAGATTGATCCACAAGCACCTCTTCTACGATGCGTTCTTCAGCCTCTTCCTCCTCATCGTCAGACATATCTTCTGCCCGCTGAACGGGTTCGATAGCCTTGTCTTCGCAACCACAGTCTTCTTCTGCGGCAGGAGCAGAATCCTCCTCCAACACCTCCTCTTCGCTTCGCAGCACCTCTTCCTCCAGCTCTGCAACCTCCGCGTTAGTCAAAGCCGCTTCCATAGAGCGGAGACCAACCTCAGTGGTGGGGTATGCCCCCTGGGTGGTGGGTGAAACGTCAAAAAGAAGGTCTACCTGTTCGATAGTACGGAGGTTCAGTCCATCAGAGCGGCGCTCCCAGCTATCCTCTTTGACCGTGAAGCCAAAGCTGCTAGTGGTAACATTGCCCATGCGGATGTTTTCTGCCAAATCCTTAGCATAGCTCTGGTTGCCAAGCTCGAAGCGGTACTTCAATCCGCGCTCATCAACCTCAATCTCCAATCCGTGACCCACGCGGGCCAGAGGTTGGTTCATGTCGTGATTGAATAGCGCAACAGTATTGCTCATGTTCGCTCCTTCGAAGGCATTGCGAGCTACACGTTCAGCGAATGCCCCGCCGATCACAGTCTCGTCACCAAAGACGGCAGCATAGCCCTCAACAACAGTGGGCTTGCCCTCCTCAGAACGGACCTCAAGGTCGGCCTGGACAAAACGCTTTTCTACGTTGTTTGCCATTTCGGGTTATTTGTTCTCGTTGATAATTCGACTGCACCAGCTACGCATAGAGGACCCTCCCCATGCTGCGTACATAACGCTGCCACAGATTTCACGGCCGTCTTCATCGGTGAAGCGACCCTGGTTATAGACTTCTGCTCTAGACAAAAAGCTATAAGTACGTTTGATAGTGGATAGGCTGAGCTTTTCGCCAGAAGCGATTTGATTGGCTCTCTGCCACCCCACAGCAGTTCCACACTTGCTGCCGTTTTTTTCACGGTGATCAAGTGCGCGGCGGGCTGCCGCCTTAGCTGAAGAGGGATATCCACCAAAGGTCTGCGCCATTACTTCTTCAGCGTGTAGCTATAGACGCATTTTCCAACGCGGCAAGTCCATTCCACGCCATCAACAATGGCTGACTTGAGCGAATCAATGTCGCACATGCGGATGTGTTGAGGAGCTGACTTCAAAGCCTCGTCAATTGAATCGACGAACCCCTCCATATCACCCTTGTGTTCGTGCGACCAGGTTAGGCCGCCATGGTGCGATACGTTACTGATCGTCAGATTGTATGTCTTCGCTCTCGGCTTCTTCGGTTGTTCCGGCTGAGTTACTTCTTCCATTGTTGTTGCTTGTTACTGAATCAGCGTAATCCTGCATGCGGTCCAGCGGGATCATATTTACTTGGATGTGGTGGTTATCGCCGCCATCAACAGGGCCAAGTCCCTCCTTGCTCCTAACCTCATTGATGGACAAAACTCCATCCTGCAAGAGGGTGTGGTAGTATTCTGATCTTGACTTACTGTCCCCTCGCAAGAGGGTGTCGACGTTAAAGACGCATTGGAGTCGTGGGTCATCCGAAAGGAGTTTTCTCTCCACTTCCATCTCAATGCGTCGCACCCATGGGAGGATCGTCCCTTGCTGGAATTGAAGGACCTGTTGTTCGTAGTTGTTGTACGCCGTGTTGTTCTCCATGCCAATCATGGCTGGTGGAACCTGGTAGATTCGCGCAATCTCCTCTGTGGAATATTTCTTCACTTGGAGGTATTGCATCTGCTCCAGAGGGATACTCAATGGCTGGTACTGGAATCCCCCACCTAGGATCGCGATTTTGTGCGCGTTGTGGCGACCCATGTATTCCCTCTCCCACATGTCGGTGGCTTGCTTGATCTGCTCTGGGTCCATGTACTCCTTGGTGGAGAGGATGCCGCCGAGCATGCCGCCATTTTCAAAAAACTTAGACCCGAAATCCTGGACAGACTTTGCTGTGCTTAGGTTTTGCAACTGAATCTTGGTGGGGTTGAGACCTCGGAACGCCGAAATCTCAAACATATCCGAAGCCCTAATGGGTCCTGGCGCACCATCGTAGCTGTACCACTTCTCCCCAGTCTCTGGGTGAACGACATAAGTCATGATGGCGGAAGGGATGTGGTACATCTTACCTTCCGATCGGTCGATATAGGCGAATCCGTGGCCGTGAATGAGCGCGTCGCTGACAATCATCTGCCAGAACTCATAAGCGCCAATGTATTGGTTTGGCTCGCGAGAGATCATCCTGTGCACTGGGTGCTGATCGATGACCTGCCTGCCCCCTCCTTCCCCAACACGAACTACAGACGCCTCCAGGCTAGCGATAGTATCAGCAATCTTGCTAACGCAAGCATATACAGCCGAGATCTCAAGAGCGTCGCTGCCGTGGTGGTAGCCCTCACCGTAAAGACGGACATAATTTGTTCTCAGAGTACTTACCCCAGGAAGGTATGTGGCTCGCTTGAACAGCGCATCATATGCTCGTCGAAAAATACTGGGCTTAGATTGCACGTGCTAAGTTTGTGCAAACTTATAATTAGTAATGTGAGATATTATATTTTACACACCAACTACGCTCATAAAGAATTCGAAGCTGCTAGGCGCATCCTCTTCATAGGTCAAAGCCTCACCAATAGCCATGATCGCTGCAACTACACCGTCGATCTTCTCCCCACTCTTAGCTTTGTCTGGTTTTATATTTCCACTGGGGTCATAACGCAATTCAACATTGCCCATCATCCAGCGCAAAACCTCATCACCTCCATGAACAAGCAAGCCATTAAGGGCTGCTTTTTCAAATTCCTTGCTAGGGAACGACATGGAAGCAAATCCCTGGCCAAATGGGTCGCATGCAACCCCATCACCCTCTAGGTCGCGGATCAGGTTCAAGCTGTTCCACCTGTCGTAGGCGACGCCCTTAATCAGGTACTTTTCAGAGAGGTTGTCTTTGTCGTATTGGACCTTGCCATCGAGGATGTAGTTCCCGCTAATCAAACGACGGATGACGTTGTAGTCGGTTACGTTGCCTGGAGTTACGTGTACATTAGGAAGATCCTTGAATTTCATGTACATCGTGTTCTCATCCTTGTCCACCCTTCTCTCTATAGCCCGCTGAGGTAGGAAGTAGTGCATGACAATTCCCCAACCCAAATCCTCGCTGCCTGTACATATAGCTACAGCAGTTATGTCATCAGTTGCGGCCAAATCGAGACCGAGATAGGCGACGGGTTTGTTCGTTTTCCCGTCTATGACGTGAGTAACGTGAGCCTCGCGGCAGTTCGCGTCCGACATCCAATCGTCGTCGGGGATCCAAATTGCGCTGGAACCAACGAATACATTCAAGTGCTTTACCATAAACTCGGTCACCGAGCGACTTCCGTAAAGTTTTGCGTTCTTGCATTGCGTTTGCAAATATTCCCGGGAGATGGAGACATCGATGTTGGGGTTCGACTTCACCCAGGATTTCTCGTCATCCCATTCATCACCCTCGTCAATTTCGTAAGGCAGAATTAAAAGCCTATCGTTGTCCCTTATGCCGTCCAAAACCATCTTTCCAGCCGACATAAACATGGCACATGGCCCATCGGCTACAAAGCCAGCTGTTGTAATGGCGAGCATCAGAGGCGACTTCCTGGATCCCATAGAAGAGGCTAAGACTCGGTACAGGTCTGCATTCTTCATGGCATGGAATTCGTCCACCACAGCAAGATTCAGATTGAGACCGTCAAGGGTATTTGCGTCAGAACTCAGCGGCTTGATAACCCCGCTCTTGGGAGCCTTCACCTCCG